ATCATGCTTGCATTATTGAAAATTGCACGATTAAAGAATTCACCAAATCATCGAGATTCTTGGGTGGATATTGCAGGATATGCTGCTTGTGGTGCAGAATGTGCTCTTAAGGGAATTGAATGAAAATTGCTCCAATTCAAGTTACATACATCAATCACTGCGGAGATGACCTCTCCGTAGTTAATGCAGCTCGTGTTAGTTTTGATAAAGAATCAGACTATGAAGATGTTAATATTACAGGTTTTATAGAAAGAGGGCTTAAAGAAGCAGATGTAAAGCTAATCAACTATCTAGCTAAACATAAACACTTCTCTCCATTCAATCATGCATTCCTTTCTTTCCGTATTAAGGCTCCAATCTTCGTAGCACGTCAGCTTGTTAAACATAAATTCATGCCTTGGAATGAAGTGTCTAGGCGATATGTAGATTCAGAGCCTGAATTCTATATCCCAGAGATTCGTTCTCGTGCAGATAATGTTAAACAAGGAAGCTCAGAAGACCTTCATCTTAACAATTCCTATTGGAAAACTATGATGAAAGGAAATTCATATGCCTGTTTAGAGACATATAACAATGCGCTAAAATCTAATGTTTGTGCTGAACAAGCCAGAGCTTTTCTTCCTGTTAATATGCATACAGAATGGATTTGGAGCGGAACACTAGGCGCATTTGCTGATATGTTAAAACTACGGCTTGATCCTCATACACAGAAAGAATCTCGTGATGTTGCTGAATTGATTTATGCAGAAATGATTCAAATATTCCCTGTAAGCCTAAAAGCTCTTTTGGAGAACAAATGACTAAGAAAATTCTTGTAATCTTTGATACGCAAGTTAAGCCCGAAATTAATCAAGACTATCTCTATAATATTGGACAATATCTAGTAGAAAAGCAGCCAGATATTCTTGTACATATTGGTGATCATTGGGATATGCCTAGTCTTTCATCGTATGATGTTGGTAAGAAATCCTTTGAAGGCCGTAGGTATAAGGCAGATATTGAAGCTGGTAATCTTGGTATGACCAATCTCCTTGCTCCTCTCTATGATTTTAATTTTAAGCAACGACGTAATGGAAAGAAGACATACAATCCAGAGAAGCATTTCTTTATGGGCAATCATGAACATCGAATTGAAAGGGCTGTAAATGATGATCCTAAACTTGACGGCACTATTGGACTTAATAATCTTAATCTTAATGGCTGGATTGTTCATCCGTTTCTTACTGTGGGTATCTTGGAAGGCATTGCTTTCAGTCACTATTTTACTACTGGTGTTATGGGCAGGCCTGCCACATCCGCTAGTGCTCTCCTATCAAAGAAACATCAATCCTGCATCGCCGGTCATCAACAAGGAAGGCAAGTGGCTACGGCGTATAAAGCTGATGGAAAGCCCATTACAGCCATCATCTGTGGCTCTAGCTATCCCCATAATGAAGATTATTTAGGCGCTCAAGGGAATAAACATTGGCGTGGAATTTGTATGCTACATGAAGTAGATAATGGAAGTTTTGATGAAATGTTTGTATCGTTGGAATACTTGGATAAAAAATACAATGGCTAAAACAAATAAAAAATACACGCTTGATCAATATCAAGAAGATGCAATGAAATTTCGTATGGAGAGCGCTAATGCTCTCTATGCATTGCTCAATCTTTCTGGTGAAGTGGGGGAGCTTCACTCTCTCATTGCTAAGGGGATTCGAGATGGACGTAGGGAAGACTTTCAAGAACAATTCGTAAAGGAAGCAGGCGATATACTTTGGGAGATTTCTGCTGTTGTGGCTGATCATGGCTATACAATGGAATATATTGCAATTAAGAATATTGAGAAATTAGCAGCACGTAAAGAACAAGGAACGCTGGCAGGCTCTGGCGACAATCGATAATAAAGGAACTAATGACAAACACCCCATCTATTCGTAGTCAACTCATTTACAAACGCACATACTCTCGGCCTCTTAATGAAGTAGGTACAGTATTTGAAACATTTGAACAAACAATTGATCGTGTAATTGGTCATCAGAAATGGCTCTGGCTACGTGCTAATAAACAATATGATGTTCCTATTACTCTTCCTGTCTACCCAATGGATGAGGAATTAAATGAACTTAAACAGCTTATGCTTGAGCGAAAAGTGCTCGTGTCAGGCAGGACATTGTGGCTTGGTGGCACTGAAGTTGCTAAGCGAAGAGAAGCCTCCCAATTCAATTGTTCATTCACGCATGTTGAAACGGTATATGACGTCGTGGACGTCCTCTGGCTTCTCATGCAGGGTTGCGGAGTTGGCTTTAAACCAATCATCGGACAATTAACTGGCTTCCAAAAGCCAATTAAAGATATTGAAATTATTCGATCTACAAGGACAGAAAAAGGTGGAGAACAAGACAACACAGAAACCTTTAAGAATGGAGTTTGGACAATCCGAATTGGAGATTCAGCAGAAGCTTGGAGCAAATCAATCGGTAAGCTGGTCGCTCATAAGTTTCCCGCCGATAAACTTGTTCTCGATTTCTCCCAGATTAGACCAGCAGGTGAAAGGCTGAAGGGCTACGGGTGGACATCCTCAGGAGATGCATCTATTTCTACGGCTTTTCCTGCAATTGCTCAAATCCTAAATAGACGATCCGGCAGTCTTCTCACCCGTATTGATATTATGGATGTGGTTAATTGGCTAGGAACCATTCTCTCTTCCCGACGATCTGCAGAAATTGCCCTTTTTGAATACGGTGAAGATGAGTGGGAAGAATTTGCTACTGCCAAAAGAAACTGGTGGGAAGGAAATATTCAAAGGGTACAAAGTAATAATAGTTTAGTATTCAAACAAAAACCCACAATAAAAGAACTAGAGAATATTTTTAAATTGATGGTAGATTCAGGAGGAAGTGAACCCGGATTTATTAACGGCCAAGCTGCCACAAAAAGAGCACCTTGGTTTAAGGGCTGTAATCCATGCGTAGAAATTCTTTTAGGTAATAAGAGTTTTTGTAATCTAGTAGAGATTGACGTAGCTAAGTTTAAGGGGGATAGTGCAGGACTTCGAAGGTCAGTTCATCTTGCTTCCCGTGCCAATTACCGGCAAACCTGTGTAAACCTTATGGATGGCATTCTTCAAGAAGCATGGCATTTGAATAATGAATTTCTTCGTCTATGCGGTGTTGGACTAACAGGAATTGTTAGACGTCCAGATTTAAATAGCTATGATTATTCTGAACTTCAAAGGACGGCCACAAGCGGAACATATGGCATGGCCGATGAACTTGGGCTTCCTCGTCCTAAGAACCAGACGTGTATAAAACCGAGCGGAACATTAAGTAAGGTAATGGATACTTCAGAGGGTGTTCATAAGCCTCTCGGAAAATATATTTTTAATAATGTAAATTTCGGAAAATTTGATCCGCTGATTCCGATCTGCAGGGCAGCAGGCTATAAGGTTGTAGATAACCCTATTGATTCTGAATCTGTTTTAATTACTTTCCCTGTTAAATGGGAAGATATTCCGTTTAATAAGGTTACGATTAAGGGTGTTGAGATGGAGGTTAATCTTGAATCTGCAATCGTTCAACTCAATAGATATAAAATGTTAATGGATTCTTATTGCCAACAGAATGTATCCGCGACTATTTCTTATTCTGTAGAAGAAATTCCTGAAATTATTGAGTGGCTATCTATTAATTGGGACAGTTATGTTGGTGTGAGTTTCTTATTTAGAGCTGATCCAACAAAAACTGCAGAAGATCTTGGGTATCGCTATCTTCCTCAAGCTGTTGTAACTAAGAAAGAATATGATGAATACGTAGCAAATCTCCAACCAATCGATTTAGATAAGAGCAATGATATTGATGCTCCTATTGAAGATGATTGTGTAGGCGGGTTTTGTCCTGTTAGGTAGTTTAATAAATTGGATAAACTAAATGATTGAACGATATGGGCCTTATGACTATCCTAATTATGTTCTCTGGTATATAACACTGCTTGAGAAAGATCATGATAAGATAGTGGTGAATACAGTTCTAAGAACAGTTGAACTATATGAGCCTGATCAATATACTGTAGTTCCTTATGAAGAAATTGAAGATTTATATAACCTATAGATAAAAATAAAGGGAGGCCTCCAATTACGGAAGTCTCCCTTTTTCTATTGCTACTCAATAACTAACACCCTCACTGGAACACTTCCAACAGCAATAACTCCCGGACTTAATACATCAATCGTAAGAATTGTTACTGTTGAGTTCTTTTCCGTATGAACAGTAAATCCTGTTGTAGAGCTTGCTGTTACACGTACACGAGTTGTTGCATCAGCATTTGGATATGTTGATGGACCTACATACGGAATAGTATTATAAGGAACTAAGTATGTAACACTGAAATTCCCACTAGCATCTGTAGTTCCTGAATATGCTTCTATGCGTTTCATATCAACAGGACGCCAAACAATTCCATCACTTACGCAATAACTTCCTCCATTAATATCTGTTGCATACGCTAGATAAAGTTTATTATCTATTGCAGGAGGAAGGGTAGCAAACATAAACTGCCCCGGAATAATAATTAGAGGTTGGCTATATGGCATATTCCCTTAGAATTCATATGCAGTGATGTTGACAGCCCCAGTTTCTGCAATAGCATTTACAGCTCCATTATAAGCATCAAGCTCATAATACCCACCTACAGCAATCTTAATATTCCCACTACCAGCGGCAGCTACAGCCGCAGCTCCTAGATTAATCCAAATTGCATTAGCAGCATCATTCTTAATAATGAATTTAGTACGTGCAGCATTAGCTGCCATTAGAACAGTGGTGCTTGTAGCAACGCTCTTGCTTTGAGACACTGCAGCCGTAGGAGCAACACGAACATTAGAAGGATTGGTAGAATTGCCTTGAGGCTGTCCATTACCATTACCATTGTAATACGCATACGTCAAATCACTTAATGAACCAGCCATTAATATTTCCCTTTCTTCTTAGGTTTCTTTACGCCAGATACTTTGGCTAGTTTAGGATTGGCTTTCACTGCTGCTGGAGAAGCCTTACGTGCAGCAGAAGCAAGAATAGCTCCAGCTCGTTCCATACCAACACCAGAGGATTTAGCAATCTTACTCTGCACTGCTTTAAATCCCGGATGCTTCTTCTTTGTTGCCATTATTTACGTTTCCTTTTATCGTATTGATTCATTGCTCTGTTTTTGGATTTAGAAATTACTTGAAGATTGCTCATTTTCTTATCTTTAGTATTGTGATTTTTATGATCCACATCTTTTCCGTCTCCCTTCTTAGCTTTCCCTGCTTTCACCATCTCTGAACGAGATGCGTTCCTCTCTGCCCTTCTCTTCTTTTGAGCTGGTGAGCTGTTATATGCCCTCTGCCTAATAGAATCAGCAGTGGCTCCCTTCTTAAACTGTCCCGCTTTAGGCATATTATTTCCTTTTCTTCTTAATCAATTTCTGCGTTCCCTGTTTAAGCTTGCCTTGCTTCTGTAATGCGCTTGTAGCAATAGCCCAAGCAGAGGAAGTTTTAGTTCCTTTAGCTTCTAATTTCTTTACTAGTTTCTCAAGAATTGCTGGCAAAATTAGTTCCTAGAATTTTATTGATATATGGAATTGTCTCAGATTTCTTAGGAAGATAATCAAACCATTTTCCTCCTTTAGTTTTAGCTTTCTCAATAGCCTTATCTACGTTACCAAGTCCTGCATTATAAGCAGCTAAAGCTTTAGCATGATCCCCGTTATATTTATCTGTAAGAGCTGTTAGATATTCTTTTCCTACACGTAGATATTCAGATTCACTCTTATCTCTAACTCCCTCAATACCAAATCCCGGTTTCTTAGCCGTAGCAGGAAGAAGCTGTGTAATCCCTTGAGCGCCTGCTGACGACGTTAATAGATTGCCTGATGCATCAGTATGCTTCCCTTGTGATTCGGCCTGTACAAGCTGTTTAAACACGCCTGAGAGGGAAGTTGTTTGTGTAGGCTGTAATAGGGAAGGCTGAACAGGAACTTTAGAGCTTGCTGCTTGCTGGGCTTGTTCCCACGGCATTAATTGCTTAGCCGTATTAATCCCCTCTTTAATAGAACTAACAACCGTTCCAGCAAGCTTCTTTGCTTCTTCCCAAGGAGGAGCAACAGCATTAGCAATCCCTTCTCCAATTCCCTTAAATCCCTCTGTCACTTGAGCAACAGAAGCTTCTGATCGAGAATTAGTAAGACCGAGAACTTTAGCTCCTTGATAAATAGGAATAGCCGCAGCAATAGGAACAGCCATAAGAGGATTTTCTGTTACGGCTTCTCTAGCAAATGCTCTATGCTCAAGAGGAGCAATAGCGTTCTGCTCCTCCTGTGTTTTAGCATTATATCTTGCTTGATATAATTGAGCATGTGTAGCTTGAGCATCTTCCCAAGGAAGGCTATTGTCCGCCATTGGTAGTCACCTTGGTATAATTAGCTTGATTGCGAGCATCCCCACCATTATAGATGTAGCCATTGATTGTCTGTCCGGGCTGCGTAGAAATGAATACACCGGGAAGAATAAGATGTTTGTTCTTTTCCCAATATTTCTGATAATCCGTAGTGCCTTCAAGATGTGCTCCCATATGAATTAATTGATTAAGACCTGCTTGTGCATCTTTAAGAGATTTATTAATATCTGCTGTAGCAAGAGCTTGAGTTGCTGCATTCGTAGCAGACTTTCCCGTAATCTTATCAATAACACTGGAAGATGCTTTCAATGGATTGATTGCAACATTAACACCACCACCAGAGAATGTAATATCCAGATGATCAATAATCTTAGAATTAACACCACCGCTTGTAGAAGGACCAATGGGTTGATCTAAACGATCTAGAATAGCTGCCTTCACTGCTGGCTCATAAGTAATTTGAAACACCTTCTTAGCATTCTGCATTGTTGGCATATCAATCTTCCCTTCTTGTGATAGCTTGCCAAATTCAGAAGAGGCATAGAAAGCACTAAGATTTTTTAAAGCTTCTGGCTTAAGACTTCCACCATTATCTGCTGTTTGTTGCATAATTGTATTAGCTGCATTAACAGCTTCACTCTTAGCTTTCTCATTAGGAGCAGTGCTTCCTGTATTCATCTTACGTAATGCAGATTGAAACGTAGACAAAGCAGCTTTCTCATCTACCGTACCAATCATTTTAGGAGTGGCTGTCTCTTGCTCCTCTGGTCCCATTCCTGCTCTTGCAAGCCATCCTTTAATAGCAGGACTGTTACTTAACGTAAGAAGGGCAGGGTCTTTAAACAGTTCTGTGGCTACAACAGCCTTCTTAACTCCGGGATCAGAAATAGCTAGAAGCTTGGATTTGTAAATCTGAGATTCATATTCTGTCTTAAGCGTAGCAAGTTCATTAGCTGTCTTAACTTTAGGATCAATAATCTTCCTAACAGTGCTTTCCATATTATCAAATAGAGTTTGGAAAGGAGCAGCCAGAGAGGGATTGTCTTTAGATACGGCTACAATTCCCATACGAATACGATTGAGATTGGAATCAAGAACAGCAGTTTTCTGATCAAAATTCAAAGATTGATTTCCAATCAAATCCTTAGTCATTGCACCAAAGGCATCAAAATTAGAATTAGCAATTTCTAACAACCCTTTAGCGGCATTCTCTTTAACTAAATGATCATTAATTGTAATGGCATGTCCTTCTTCTGCCCTTGTATCTGCTCTTTGAGCACGTTCTTCAGTAGCTCGTTGTTGATCTAGCTTGAGTTGATTGGCTACACGAAGCTCTGTCTTATGTGCATCAATTGTCCTATTCTCCGCATCAACTCCCATCCCTGAATAGAATGTAAATCCAGCTCCGCTTGCTGCAGACTTATCTGCATTACGAATAGCTGTATCTTGTTCTACTTTCTTCTGAGCTTCTCCAATCTCCGTACCACCAACAAAACCCCTATGTGTCTCAACAAGCTCTGTCGTATATTCAGGACTAGAAGCTAGATATTTATTTGTAATCTTACGTGTTTGAAGTCCTGCCCAAGAAGCGTCTTTCCCTTGTAAAAGAGCATCATTAACATCAGAAAGCTCTTTAGCGTAAGAACCAACAACAGCCCGCTTACGTGCCTCTTGTTCATCTTTACGATTCTGTGTCAACCCCTTAGCAAAGATGTCAACAATCCCTCCAATAATAGGAGAGATGCCTGAATCTACATTCATCTCCCTTACAGGAGCTAATACATTAGCCCCCTGCCCTTGAGGGGCAGAGAGTTGTGTTGCATTGACAGAGAAGTCCGCCATAATTATTTGATTCCTTGATTATATGCCGAAGTTGCTTTAGCATCCTTTAGGCGTTGTATTAATAAATCCCTAGTGGCTTGATCAACAGGCCAAGTTTTAATATCATCCATAAGCTTATTAGCATTTGGCATTGTAGATGCATCAACCATCTTCTTAAATAATTGAGACTCTTTTCCTACCAAATCATTCTGCCATTGTTTACTAACAAGAGCTAAGTCATATGGATTATCAAATGTCTTCATTAACATAGAAGAAACTTTGGTGATGTGTTCAACATCTGCATTATCCGTATTAAGAGCATTAGAATAATACGTAACAATATCCCTATAGCGATTCATTACGTCTTCATCATGTTTCTTCTTTTCATCAGAACGATTCTTAGAAATCTCATAAAGCTCTTTCGTAGACTTCGTTCCAAATCCTAAGAATGCTGCTCCTACTTCTGGAAGGGTAACAGAACTATCTACAGCAACTCCCATCGAATCACGTTTCTTACGTGTCTCAAGCATAATCAGAGCATTGCTTGCAGCAGACCATCCTGAAGTAATTTTAGCTACATCAGAGATAACAGCACTAAACTTAGTAGGGTCTTCCTTATCAATCTCAGGAACAACATTGAAGAATCTTCCTAATGTAAGAAAGGCTTGTGGAATACGTCCTGTCTTCCTTGCTCCATTCACACCATTCATAGCCATCACTTGCCCTGCTGGTGATGCTGCAAATGCTGCTGAAGGACCATGTTCCATAAATGCTGAATACATCCTAGCCCATCCATCCAAATCATAAGGACTTAATGCGCTAAAATCAATTCTTGTTTTCTCACCAGAATCATCAAGATTTGTTAATGCTTTATTGATAAGCAAAGCTTCTAAACCAGACGTATAAATATCTCTTAGTTCAGGATTACTAGGAAGAACCCCATCCTCTCCTGCTCCTCCTATTAACATTAAAGATCCAATAAGTCCAGAAGGTGCTCCGTACATAATCATATCCCAAGCAAACATCCTAGCTTTCTCTTGCCAACCTAGTTTCCTATTCACGGCTTGAAGAAGAGCTTTATGAGGCATCTGAAGAAATTGCAATAGCATTGCAGGGGAAGACTGAGTGTATGCTAATTCCCCTGCCTTATTCAAATCATAGCTTAGCGCTCTAGCTTCTGTGAATGCCAAATCACGATTTGTTTTATTAGCAAGATTGATTCCCTCTCTCGTATATTTTTCATGTACTGCAGCAAGATGGCCAAGCATATTCACTTTCTCACCAATATCAAATCCGATACGCTGAGGAACGCTAGCAATAGCCCCTACAATATTTTTAAAATTAGAAGAACTGTCTGCCATAGATAGGCCAAGACCCCGTACTAAGCTATTCCTATCTACACCAGCAACCATTCCACTGTCGTTCACAAACTTAGTAAAATCCTGAGCAACTTGAGAGCCTTTAATTACGTCTGCAGAAATACCGAGATATCCTCCCATACGTTCAGCAACACCGCCGTTCAAGAATCCTTTTGGATTATATGCTGCCATACGTCCAGCTTGATGGGCCTGTACAATCCATTGACGGATAGGGAGGCTCATAGAGATGTATGCATGGAACACTGTACCTTTAGACAAATGACTAGGAGAAATATCGCTAATGCTTCTGGCAATCTTTTCGCCTTTAGATATTCCGTATTTCCCTAGAATATCTGCCATAATATTCATTCCACCTTTAAACACTTCATCCGCAGAATTAATATATCCATTCTGAAGATATCGAATATATCCATAAGTAGAACGAGCATCTGCTACATCTTTACTAGTGTGACTTACATGATCTACAATCTCTGAACGATCATTAGGAAATCTCTTTCCTCCCATTCCATCAGAAGGAAGCATTCTCTCATATTGAGAAACAAACCTACGTTCTGCAGTTTCTAACATAGGACGGCTTACAGTTCGTCCAGCAAGGCTCTTAGCAGACCGTATAGCGCTTTCCATAGGGTTGTCGATATGAACACCAGTGCCTAATTGATTAATGCCTACAGGGGTTTGTAAAGGCTGTCCACGACGGCGTTGTGCAATACGTCCACTGGCAGAATGCAAATCCCAATAACCATCTCCATCTTTCTTAAATCCACGACTATCTTCTCGGATTTCATGCCTATTGCCTGTGTTTGCCTGTTGTGTATTAGCAAACATCTGTGCATCCTTAGTGTTATCTGCTACAGCAACAGTTCGGCGTTTCTCAACACCTGCTGCATCCTTATAAATCTCGTCTACAAACCTGCTTCCCTTTTTATAATTAACAGTGAAATATCCATCACGATAATTTAGAATATGATCTGTATCTCTAATTCCACGAAGAAACTCACTAGGCGTATTCCTAACCATCATGTGTTCCACAGTAATACCGTTTACGTCTATAGGTCTACGTAAAGCAGCATAATATCCGCCTTGATTATAAAGAGAATCTAATGTAGCTTGATTCAAATGAATTGCTGTATCCGTAGCAGGATCATACACCCTGCCTATTGTACTGTTCTTAGCAACCTTCTTAGCAAATAACCGTGTATTAGCATTCTCAAATAGTTCATACCCTTGGGAATTGAGAGTTCTCACCATATCAAAATTCTCTAGATAGTAGTGTCCATCCCAAATATCTTTCCATTTACTTAGAGCATCAATTTCTGGTTGAGAAAATCCACGAGATGTCAGATTAAAAGCATCAAGCTTAATCCCCTTCTCATTAGCTTCCCTCATATAATCTTCAATAGCAGCCAATCTCTTTTGAGGAAAAGCCCCCATCTCATTACGTAAATCTCTAATTGGTTTTAGAAGAAGATTTTCTAATACAATGGATTGATCAGAAGCAATAGAAGCGCTTCCTGTAAGTGTTGGATGAAAAATACTACCGGGATCAAAAAGCCATCCTGATACATTCCCCCTATTCTCACTTCCTGTTTGAGCAATTCTATCTGTCCAATTCTTCTTTACATCTAAAGGATTCCAGCCAACCACATCTGAATCTGAAATAGGATGTTTAGTTTCTACACGTACAATGTAATCTCCGGGAGCATTTCCCGTAGCAGGAATATAATCCAAGCCATTACGTTGCATAATAGAAATTTCACTATCCTTAATACCATATCCTTTTAAAGCATATTGAGCTTGTGCTTTAGCTGCTTCAGGGGTTATAAAGGCACCACCGGGAGTTGAATAATGAGCACTAATAAAGAGATGATCACCATCTTCTCTAAACGTAGTCATTGCATCATTAATAGATAGTCCAGATGCATTCCGAAAGTCATTAATTACATTAGCTACAGCCCCTTCAAATTCTTCAGGAGTGTATCGTGTAGCCCCTGTATTTGATACGGCTTCTGTAATCTCTTGATTCACTTTATTGAGAACAATGTTACTCTCAGTAGCCATCTGAGGATATGTGTTATTGATGATAGCTTGCTCTCTATCCGTTCCAGCAATAGCTTGAGCAACTTCATCTGTTCCTTCTACAATCGCTGTATGAAAGGAACGGGCCTGTTCTGGATTGGCTTGTTCTACAACACTGTAAGGAGAAGCAGGATGTTCTCTATGTACAACAGAATTCAGCTGGATACGTTTAGCTGTATCTTCTACAGGGCCAGCCAATAATTTATTAGTAGGAACCGTATTCTTATTAAACGGATTTACTGGATCATCTACAAGTTCCCAATCTGCCTTATGAATCTTTTCTCCTGCTACTCCCTCAGCTTTAGCTGCTTTAGCCGCATTAGCTCCTGAAACCATTCCTTTAACCCAGAATGCATCCATGAGAGTCATGATGTTCTCTGTCCATCGCGCACTAGTGGAAGATTTAGGAGAATCAAGAAGCTCTACTGCTGTCTTATATTGAGCATAATAGTTATCTGAAGGGAATACGCTTGCGCTCTCTTTGATAGAAGCAAGGATAGACTTGGTAAATGCTTCTCTATTTTCTGGAGGGATATTAGCAAGCTTATCTTGGATGTTTCCTTTAGTGCTTCCGGGAAGAAGGAAATTCTTAATAAACCCACCAATAGTATTAGGAATCTCTTCTTTCGTATTAATGTTAGCAGCTACACGAGAAGCAATTACATTACGTCCAAATGGCATCACTTCTGTTTGTGCTAATTCACCCACTTGCTGAGGAAGGCCTGTATCTGGTGCAGAAGCAATCAGTCCATTAATAAGTCTTTGCCTGTTCTCACGTTCAGCTTGCATTTCTCCAAGCGTAGTAGAAAGGCTAATACGTGCAGATTCCCCATTAGGAGTTTCTCCTTTAGACGGAGCAATCAACGCTTGAGTTTGTAATGTAACTGCCGGTTCTTCTTTGAATTGACCGTTCTGTACAAAACTCATCAACTTCTTCTTTTGATCTAACGGAACAGTGTTATCTCCGAGAATACTAATAACGTGTTTCATATTAGCATTCTTATTCTGACCAGCAAGAGATTGAGCAGCCTGTTGATACGTTACATCGCTCCCTTCGTCCTCCTCCTTCACCATTAGTCTATATTTCTCTACCATATCAGTAGGGGTGCTTGTAAGGATTGCTGTAGTAGCAGCACGATTACGAACAGCCGATGGAGGGACATAGCTTCCCAAAGGTCGCGTTTCAACCAAGCTGCTCATATCTTGTACTGGTTGAGGCTCTGCCCCAAATCCATCGTCTAGAATATCCATATTTCCTTTATATTATTTGAAAGCGCTTGTACCACCATTAGCCTGAAAGATTGATGTGCCAAGACCAAATAGCTGTTGACCTTGAGCAGCAGAATTTAAACTAGATCTTGCTCCGCTCTGAAAATCAGCAGACTGCTGACCTAAGTCACTAAGAGTATTTGCTCTTTGAATACTTCCAAGATTAGATCCAATATTAGCATTTAGATTTGTACTTAATGCACCTAGTGCTCCAATCTCTCCAGAACTTCCTGTAGTTCCTGTATTCTCTGCCCCTTGCATAATTTTAGCACGCCTAACACGTTCTTCTCTAATTTGCTGCCTTCGTTCATTAGCAGCAGCATTAGCATTAGCTGCTTTCTGTTCACCTCTTGCAAGTCTATCTGTAGCAGCAGCTTCTTCTGCCTGATTCTCTGCTCTCCTCGAAGCCTCATGTTGTTCTGCTGCTCCAAATGCGGCTAGAGCGAGGCCCGCAATTGCAATTCCTATTGCCATTGGATAATCTCCATAGTTTTTCCTTCATACTCCATATACGTAACTGTTCTTCCTCCGAATAATTTAGCAAATCGTGGATTGGGAGTTACTGCAATAACTTTATACGTTTTAAAATCTAGCAGAATTTGTGAGAACACTGCATAGATTTTCTTTAACGTAGAAAGCTTCCAAACCATCACATCACAATGAAGAATTACAAAATCTTTCTCAATTTCAATATTTAAGACAAAAGAACTGTCTTCATAATATTTAAGCGATTGTGTTTGCATTTACTGTTAAGCTCCATCCAAGAATACGACAATCTTTTAAAGGCTCTGTTTCCATACGTAATGAAAAAGCACTTCCTCTTCCTCTGAGTTTATTCTTTGTTTTAACAGTGAGAAAGCCTGTGTCAACAATGTCATTTGCATCAAGCGGAATAAATGCCTTCTTATATCGATATGCCTGAAAGAGTTTTCCCCATTTATTAGAATTGTTAGAATTGCTCCAATCCCACATACTCCTCACCATACAAGAAGATGGATGTAGAAATTCTGTTCCACTAACACCATTTTCAGTACGTAGGAAATGTGTAATTAGATACGGAACTTGTTTAGCAACTGCCGTGTCTCCTGCTACAACTTCTCCTGTTTCCAAGAAAGCTGCTGCATCAGCACCGATCATATCAAACTGTTCCCAATCTATAAACCGAGAATTTGTATAAGCACTAAATGTGTATGAATATGCTCCATCTTTAAAAACCAATGTTACATATTTAACAGATTGAATTCCAGAGGATCTTGTCGTACTAGGAACAACTACGGCATCTGTATTGGAAAAGACTAAATCTGTATTCGATACAACAGAATCATTTGAAATCACTTGTCCGAAAGGAGGAATTGTAAATGTTCCTGTAATACCAATTGCATCATTCATATTAGAAATTGAATGCGTATAAAAGGCATTTGTAGAAAGATCTAAAATTAGTTCCTTAATAGCTACTCCAAGTTCATCAGGATAAATCCATCTTAGTTTTTTATTAGAAGGGTCATAAATTCCAATTACTTTTCTTTTATTGACATTAGAAATTGCGTTATAGAATTTCTGAATAGTAGTTTGAGTGATGTTTGTAATCTGCAATTCACCATATTGATTCTTAGAAATTACATAAATACCGTCATCCGCCCAAAAGAAAAGCCTTCCTCCATCACGAGTGATTGATGTTTTAGATGTTCCGCCATAAGCTGAGAGTTTAGAAACTTTATAGTTTGTTGCAGAAAATCCAAACTCATTACCGCCAGTAATACTCCAAACTCCATTATTAGCAATAACAACCAATTGAGTTTCCATGTTCTCAATTGCAATAATATTGTCTGCTCCTGCAATACGAATAAATCCTCCATCAGTATCAACAAGATCAGAATTCTCTCTTGATGTAGGATCACCCACCTGATAACATTTAGTAATATCAGGAATATTACTTACAAGACGAGAGAACACAACAAAATTAGAAAGATTGGGACTCCTAATATCTGGACCAGTCACTTCACCATTAAATCCCGAATAAAATACACGTCCTGCAAATTCTGTTAGAAGGGTGGCTCCATCCTTTGTTAAATCTGAAGGGAAGGCAGGATTAATTACATGCAGTTCTGGAGCGTATTTGGTTAGATTATCAAAAACTGCTGTAGCTCTTGATTGTCCTCTACGTAACAAATCAATAATGAAATATCCTTTTGTTGCTTTATTATCCGCTCCAAGACGAGCTTTATAAAGATCAGGATACATCCGTTCAAAAGGATCAGCTCCACTAATACCAGCTTGGAAATTAATCCCTGTCCATACACTTTCTACATTGCTAGGATCAACTGCTAATGCATTGTGATAAATAGTGCAAGGATCATTAACCCCTTCTACTGGACCTTTACGTGGGATTCCCCAAGATTGATTATAGAGGTTGTATCTATGATTGTCATTAATGCCATTACGATAAGAGGGATCTGTTTCATATAATGATCCGGGAACTTCAATCCCCCAAACATCCCTTACAGTGATTCTTTGAGAAGCAGTAGAAAATGTCCCTGCTATTGAATCGTATGAAACAACTACAATTGTATCTGTGCCTGCGGCAATAACTAAATTTCCCTGAATAGAAGCAAAAGAATAACTTACATCTGTAGGAAAAGAGAAAATAGCAAACTCTCCTATAAATCCATTAGTAGAGAGAATTTCTACAGAAGCATCATAGAAGGAAAGAATATTGCCAAATTGTAAAACTAAAAATTCACGATCTGGAAAACCGCTAACAGACTTCCATTTAAAAACCCCTGTAGCTAAAGAAAGGGGATCGAAACCGGGAATAGGAACTAGAGAAAAACCATCTTCAAAATCCATACCAAAACGTCTATCTCTTGTTCCGTCATTATTCAATACAAAATTATCTTCAGCTTTAGATGCATTAGGAGGAAAATTCAAAGGACTGGCTTCAGTGATCAATCCCTGTATGAATGTATTTACCTCAGCGTGTTGTCCTTGTTTTGGCATCTATTCTGCTTTCTTCTTAGATTCTAGATAGGAATCAATTGCGTCTTTAGCATATTGTCGTGTAGTGAACATACTATCTAGGACATTAGGGATTTTACCGCCTTTACCATCTGTAACTACATGGTAGAGTGTAGGGGTTTCTTTAACCGGTTTAATCTGGTAGCCTGAATAAATTTGAATCATCGTCTTGATTTTCTTCCATAATTATCATATTTAACTCCGCCATGTGCTTTCCAATCTTTCCTAGCAAGCCATCGATTCTGTCTTGCAGCTTTCTGTTCAGCTTTAGCGTTAGTCATTTGTTTGAGGGTGAAGAATGCTGTGCTCTTTGCTTCTTCGATTAATAGTGCAAATGCATCATCTGGAAGATTGGGAATAGCATCATCGGTGTGATCCCATGTTGCTTCCATATAAGCATGACATTGTGTCTTAGACTTCTTAAGCGTATCGTCTACAAGAGCATCATATGAATCTGTAACAACATATTCGTCATCAAATGAAGTCCAATATGTAGGGGCGAAATTGTTTAACGTAAGAATTTCTGATCCGCTAAAATCCACCACTTTAATCGTATTAGCGTTATCGCTATTCCTGCCAGATACAAACCGTAGAAAATCCCAAGGATCTTTATATAATACATCTTTCAAATCTGTACGTGTTTGAATGCTCTTATGCTTATCATATCGAAAGAATTCTAGCTGATGGATACCGCTAGGAAGCTTTAGATAATTTGGTTTAGATAAATCATTTGCAGATTCTAATTGAATAATCTTTTTTAGATGTGGCCAATTACGATTGGAAGTGAGTTCATTATAACAACTACGAATAATGTCTGCAACTTGCTGGCTTTCAACAGTGTCATCGATACTGTTCACCGCATCAGAATCCATATCATTTAAGATTTCTTGCGTAATCTCTAATAGAGTTCTTTTAGCCATATTAGGTTGCTCTAATTAATTGTAGTGTACTATTAGCATCATTGATAACCAAATTGCCAGTAGCATCAGAGGCGATATACAATTGGATATAATCCCCTGCTGTTAAGGCAAGCAATCCAAACCCCACAATCTGACCTGCATCACCAGCAACAGCGGATTTGATTGTAGGCTTTCTCGTAGAATAAGACCCACCATTTAGACGATATCTGATTGAAATCCTTGCTGTATTCGTTGGAAAAGTTGTTAGATTCAACCAAAGATTAATCATATAAACGCCTGTTACTGGAACAGTAACACGATCTATACTAAAAGTGATTCCAAATAAATTCTCACTTAACCAAGGCATTCCTGTACCGGTCATAAGAGAGTATTGAGAAGGAGTATTGAAGGTTGTATCTGCTACTGCTGTTACAGGAAATGCAATGGCATTATTAGTGATTGTCATTGAACCATAGGCATTATCTGATAATAGCTTAAATCCACCAGTTCCATTCGTTACCACTTTTAAATCAGAAAGTCCTCCATCTCCAGAAAGAGATTTTAATGCAGAACTATCTACTTTCTTCCATACGCCACTACCTGCCCCATCAGCGATATATGAAGTGTTAATAGTTGCTACATTAACCCCTTTAGGCTCATGGAGCTGAGCATCAGGAATAGTCTTATGCTGTATTGTTATGATGTTCTCCTAGAAATAAAAAAAGGAGGCAAGGCATAAGCCAAGCCCCCTTAGTGAGATTATTTAGTTTCGTATGCGTATTCGATAACAAGAACAGCACGAC